ATTGAGGAATCTAAATCAGGAGAAACATATTTAGAGACAGTAGAGGGTATTCAATTTAATCGTGGTTTTAAATCACCTTATTTTGTAACCAATAATACTACAATGACAGCTGCATTAGATAACCCATATATCTTGATTGCAGATGAACGTTTTACTAAAGTAAAAGAACTTCTTCCTGTATTGGAAGGTGTGTCTGGAACAGGTCGCTCTCTTCTTATCATTGCTGAAGACATTGATAATGAAGCACTCGCAACTTTAATTGTAAATAAGATGCGTGGAACACTTGCTATTTGTGCTGTTAAAGCTCCTGAATTTGGGGATCGTCGCAAACTAGCATTAGAAGATATCGCTACCTTAACTGGTGGTCAGGTATTTAGCAAAGAAAAAGGTATGAAACTAAAGGAATTCTCATGGGATTGGTTTGGTGAAGCCCGAAACGTTAATGTAACCAAAGAACAAACTACAATTGTAGATGGAAAAGGAGAAACAGAACGAATTGAAACACGTATTGAAGAATTACAACAACAAATCGAGCAAGCAGGATCGCCGTTCGCGGTTGAAAAGCTCCAAGAAAGGTTGGCAAAATTCGTCGGAGGAGTAGCAATCGTTCATGTAGGTGGTAACACTGAAACAGAAATGAAAGAAACAAAGGATCGTGTTGATGATGCTTTGAATGCTACAAAAGCTGCTATTGAAGAAGGTATTGTACCTGGTGGTGGTACTGCTTTATTATATGCTAAAGACGCTATTGAAGGAGATGGTATTGGTGCTGAGATTGTTAAACAAGCTTGTAGTCAACCATTTACTCAAATCTTAATGAATGCGGGTTGGGATGAAGTTGATGGTCGTATTATGGCCGATAATTTAATCAATACTGGAAAGAATGCTTGGACTGGTTTTAATATTAAAACTATGAAAAAAGTAGACATGAAAAAAGCTGGTATTATTGATCCTGCTAAAGTAACCCGTACAGCACTTGAAAACGCTGCTTCAGTTGCAGGTACAATTTTACTTACAGAATGTACAGTAGTAGATAGCCCCTCAGATGATTCAGCACCACAAATTGATCCTATGTCAATGATGGGAGGAATGATGTAATGAAGACTGAACTCAAGGAACATAATGAGTTAATCGCAATTAGAGTACCACCTGGTGACAGGTGGTCTCTAGTTGATGATTCAACAGTCCATAAAAACATTACAGATGCTTTAGAGGCTTGGTTTGCAAAAACAGGTGAAGCAGCTGAATTTAGACTTGCTCCCCTAGATAGTAAGTTGTATGTTATACGTAATAAAGAGGTAGAAGTTAAACCACCTCCAGTTAAAAAATATAACCTATATGGTGACCGCGACTAAAGATCACACATTATTAGTTGAAAAGTATCGTTCTAAAACGTTAGATAGTTATGTTGGAAATGATCACATCAAAAAGACCATTGAACAATATCTCGGTCAAAATGATATCCAAAACCTTATTTTCTACGGCCCCGCTGGTACAGGTAAAACGACTCTGGCTAAGCTTATTGTTAATAACCTTGATTGTGATTACCTTTATATCAACGCGAGTGATGAAAGAGGTATCGAAACTATTAGAGACAAAGTATCAGGGTTTGCTTCAACAGCTTCATTTAAACCACTCAAAGTGGTTATCTTGGATGAGGCAGATTTTCTTACGATACAGGCACAAGCTTCACTTCGAAATGTAATTGAGACATTCTCACGTACAACACGTTTTATTATGACGTGTAATTATGTTGAGCGTATTATTGATCCACTTCAATCACGTTGTCAAGTACTTAAAATCATCCCCCCTAGTAAAAAAGAAGTAGCAATACATCTTGCAGGGGTTATGACAACTGAAGGTACTTCATACGAAATGGAACACCTGAAAACTATTGTAAATCAATACTATCCAGATTTACGTAAGTGTCTTAATACAATACAATTATCTACCCAAGATAAAAAATTAGCCATAGATAAATCAGTATTAGTTTCTTCTAACTATATGGCTTTAATATTAAAAGAACTAAATAATGCAAAACCAAAATGGCGTGAAATTCGCCAAATTATTGCTAACGCAAACGTTAGCGATTTTGAAGAGCTTTATCGTTATCTTTATGATAACGCTAATGTATATGCAAGTGGTCGTGAAGGGATGGTTGCAATTCATATCAACGAATATAGTTACCAATCCAACTTCCGTATTGATAAAGAAATCAACTGTATGGCACTCATACAAAAATTAATTGAGCTAAAATAATTATGTACAAAACATCCTACATACCAGATCACCAACAAAACTATTTTAATAGAAAGATTGATATCCAAGATGAAGTTATTTTAGATAGTAATGGATATGCAGATGATATTATGATGGAATGGGAACGTGAAATCATGAGAGATGCTGCTGCTATTGTATCCCATAATCAAGGAGATGTCCTTAATGTAGGGTTTGGAATGGGTATAGTAGATTCGTATATTGAAGAACATAAACCAAAAACACATTGGATTATCGAAGGTCATCCTGATGTTCAAAGAAAAATGATAGCTGATGGGTGGTTACAAAAACCCCACGTTAGGTGTATTTTTAAGCCTTGGCAAGAAGTAATTTATCATTTACCTAAATTTGATGGTATTTACTTTGATACTTGGGATGATGATCAATCTGATTTTGATGCTAATGCTCATAATATTTTAAAAAAGGGAGGCAGATTCTGTTTCTTCAATAACCCAGATCAATCACCTAGATATAGAGTAGAACCTGATTTTTACATTTTAGAAAGACATTCAGATATTATTAGCCAAAATTTGGACATTACCTTTCAACATCAAAGAATTGAAACTGACATCCCAGAAGGTTTAGATTATTGGGCGTCAACGACAAAAGATTATCATCACCCAATTTGTACTAAAAAATGAAAAAGTTCTTAATATTTCTTGTAATTTGGATTAGCCAAAATATGGCAATACCTTTCTGGATGATAGGACACGTTCATTTAAGTTTAAATGTATATCAAGACATACACGAAATAATCGCTAGTGTAGGTATGAATATTTTAGTAGCGATTGGATTTTATTTAGATTATAAACAAAACAAATAGTCATGGATCAACAACAAATGCCAAACATCGACCTTAAAAACACAGAGTCGGTAGAACACAAAAACGGAAAAGTATGGGCTCAAGGGTTCGTCATTAGAAAAGTCTCTAAATTTGTAGCAGGTACTCCTGAGGATATGCTAATGCCTATCCCAGTTTTCTATAACCCAGAAACAGGCGAAGTATTACAAGATACACTACCAAAAGAGCTAAGAGATGAAGCAGGTGACAACCCTCTTCGAGTGGTTGAATGAGATAACTCTCTATAAAACTCCTCCTGAAGAAATTTCGCAAGATTCATGGGATAAATGGAATTCTTACATGATACATAGATATGTATCTATGAATGCAGATTACATTGATATAGTAAACTATGTTCAAAAGGTTAATCCACAAAGTAAGAAACAAATTTATTCCATTTATCGCGAAATGTTACCTAAAAGAAAAGTTTATCTCAAGTACGTAAAAAATCAAAACAAACGAAATTATCAAGAACTAGCCGAGTATATTGCTGATTACCTAGAATGTAGTTTAGGAGAAGCAGACCAATATATTGATCTATTACAAGATATAGGTGTTAGAAGTATTTTATGGAAAATGGGGGTAGAAGAAGACGAAACTGAAAAGTTAATTAAAAAAGCAAAGTTATGAGTAGATTAAGAAACATGCTCCATTCCTCAGCATTAGCTGATAAGGCAAAAGCATTACTCACTTTAGAGTTACTAGAAAAAAACCCAGCAGGTATTGGTGATCACTCAACAGAGGATTTTTATAAAAACGCTGAAGAGGCACTTGCTATGTTAGCGGATGCTGATGAGAGATTAGAAACAATAGAAAAATATTTAGACCAAAAACAAGTTATTTAAGTTATGCCCGGAAAAAGTATAGATGACAAAACATTATGGAATGTTACTACTACAAATGGTCTCCCAGACTATGACCCTTCAACAGGAGAAAAAAATCCATATTTACAATCTGACCCATTTGGTAATAGATGGGAAAACCACCCAGCAGCAGTAGAAAACCAGATCAATGAAGAACCCACAGTTAAATATGGTCTCACAGCTACAGAAATCGTTAAAAAAGAATATCCTCACATTTATGCTGGCTATATGGCTGTCATGGAAGAGCAGTTGGAGTTATTTAGTCAAAAACATCTTGACTACGGTATGCATAACATTACTGCTGGTACTAGCCTTGCTACTGAAGATGAAAGGGATTTTGCTCTCACAGGATTATGGTATAGGATAAGTGATAAAATTAATCGCTGGAAAAATTTAATTATTTCATCACGTGTCCCACAAAACGAAACAATTATTGATACTTTCCAAGATATTTGTAACTATGCTATTATCGCTCAGTTAGTCCAACAAGGGAAATGGAAAAAATAAAATTAGTTATATTTGATTTAGATGGGGTTTTAGTTGAAGCTAAAAACATCCATTATGATGCCTTAAACCAGGCGTTAGGTAAAGACTATGCTATTGACTGGAACGAACACTTATCGATTTATGATGGGTTAAAGACTAATCAAAAATTAGAAATGCTTACTGAACGTAAGGGTTTACCTACAGAATTACATAAAGAAATTTGGGAGAATAAACAAAAGCATACCCTTCAAATGTTAAAAGAACTTCAATCGGATGAAACATTACAATCTGTAATGAATTCCCTAGTTGAGTGTGGTTACAAAATTGCTGTGTGTTCTAATTCAATCCGTAAAACTGTATTAACTGTATTATCTAAATTGGGTATTATGGAGTTTATGGATTTAGTTATATCAAATGAAGATGTAAAAAACTCAAAACCCCATCCTGAAATGTATTGGAAAGCAATCTCAATGATGAGTTGTTTACCTGAAGAAACATTAATAGTAGAAGATTCACCTTATGGGTTATTAGCAGCCTCACGTTCTAAATCTCATGTATTGAGAGTTACTAAACCTCAGGATGTTACTTACGATAACATTTTTAATAAATTAATAGAAATAGAAAAAGGCCAAATTATGTCAACACCAAAATGGACAGATAAAAAACTTAATGTTTTAATCCCAATGGCTGGAGAAGGTAGCAGATTTAATACAGCAGGTTATACTTTCCCAAAACCCCTAATCGATGTTAAAGGTAAACCTATGATCCAGGTCGTAGTAGAGAACCTAAATATGGATGCTAATTTTATATTTGTAGTAAGAAAAGAACATAGAGAAAAATATAACCTAGATTCTTTACTCAAATTAATCGCCCCAGGTTGTCAAATCGTGGAAACCGATGGATTAACTGAGGGAGCAGCGTGTACCGCGTTATTAGCCAAAGATTTCATCGATAACGACGCACCATTGTTCTTTGCTAATAGTGATCAATTTGTAGAATGGGATTCAAACGAATTCATGTACAAAATGAATGAAACTAATGCAGATGGTGGTATTGTCTCATTTACAGCAACCCACCCAAAATGGTCATTTGCTAAAATTAATGAAAACGGATTAGTTACAGAAGTAGCTGAAAAAAATCCCATTTCAGATATTGCTACTGTAGGTTATTACTGGTGGAAAAACGGTTCAGATTTTGTAAAATATGCTGAACAAATGATAGATAGGGATTTAAGAATCAATAATGAATTTTATGTTTGTCCAGTATTTAATGAGGCGATAGCAGATAAGAAAGAAATCCGTACATTTAACACAGATGGTATGTGGGGATTAGGTACTCCTGAAGATTTAAAATATTATTTAGAAAATAAAAAATGAAATTAATATCACACAGAGGTAATCTTGAAGGCCCAAACCCAGAGAGAGAAAACCACCCAGATTATATATATGAAGCCCTCCAAGCTGGGTATGACGTAGAAATTGATGTTTGGTGGGTTGATGGTAAATTTAAATTAGGTCATGATGGACCTCAATATGATTTTCCTTTTGATTTACTAACTAATTTTCATACTAAACTTTGGATCCATTGTAAAAATATGGATGCTTTATCTTATTTAAATGAATTAGATAGTAGTGGGCAAAAATTGAACTATTTCTCTCATGAAAATGACCTTGGAGTCCTAACCTCTCGTGGTTATATTTGGTCAACCAATTTGTATAAACGAGGTATTTTAGTAATGCCCGAAGTATTTGAAAAAGAACCTAATGAATATACATTAGGTGTTTGTAGTGATTATATAACAAAATATAAATAAATATGTTCAGTCCAGAAAATAAAATCCCTTTGTTTAAGGTATTTATGGCAGATACAGCTGCCCCAGAAGTAACAAAAATTCTTAATAGTGGTTATATAGGTCAAGGACCTAAGGTAGATGAATTTGAAAATGACCTAAAAAAATATTTCAACCACGACTACATTCAAACTGTTAATGCTGGTACCTCAGCTCTTCATTTAGCATTACATTTGCTTAAAAAACCAGCAACACATAAACAAAATTTTGATGGTGTAGCTTTCTGGGATCAACAATGGCCAGGTTTAGAACCAGGGGATGAAGTGTTAGCAACAGCTATGACTTGTACCGCATCGAATTGGCCTGTACTTGCTAATGGTTTAAAATTAAAATGGGTTGATATTGATCCAGACACCCTTAATATGGATCTTGATGATCTAGCTCGAAAAATTACCCCAAAAACAAAAGTAATTATGCTAGTTCACTGGGGTGGGTATCCTAATGATTTAGATCGTGTAAAACAAATACAAGATAAAGCATACAAAATGCATGGGTTTAGACCAGCTGTAATTGAAGACGGGGCACATTCATTCGGTTCAGAATATAAAGGTAAACGTATTGGGAATCATGGTAATCTAACTATGTTCTCACTCCAAGCTATCAAACATATTACTTCGATTGATGGTGGTGTTTTAAGTTCACCTCATAAAGAATTACATAAAAGAGGTAAATTAATTCGTTGGTATGGGATCGACAGAGATGGTGATAGAAAAGATTTCCGTTGTGAGGCTGACATTGAAGAATGGGGTTATAAATTCCACATGAATGATGTTTGTGCTACAGTTGGTATGGAAAATTTAAAACATGCTGATAAATTAGTAGAAGCTCATAAAGAAAATGCTGCTTATTACGATAAGGAACTTCAAAATATTGATAAAGTAACTTTATTAAAACGTGAAAAAGGATTTGATTCTGCCTTTTGGATTTATTCTTTAAAAGTAGAAGATAGAGATAAATTTTACAAACATATGGATGAGTGTAATATTGCTGTATCACAAGTACATGAACGTAATGATAAACATACTTGTGTAAGAGAATTCCAAGCAGAATTACCTTCATTAGATGCTACAATAGGAAAAATAGTCTCTATTCCAGTAGGTTGGTGGTTAACACCCGAAGAAAGAGAATACATCGTTAAATGTATTAAGAAAGGCTGGTAATGAAGTTTACTATTATAACAGGACCAGGTAGGTGTGGAACAAGTGCATTAACTCAACTTTTTATTAATAGTAATCTATATAGAGTGGACGCAGCGGGTATTGATCCCAACATGAAAGCAGGTTTAGAATCTAGAAGTTCAATTTTTATAAATAGTCTTATTTACACTTCTAATTTAATGGAATTTGTAAAAGACCATGCTTATCACGAAATTAAAAATCTATTCTATAAATTTGATTTAGTCAAATCCCCCTTATTTTTTTATACTAATAGTTATACCTATTGGCAAGAAGTGTTAAAACCCTATGGTGGTATCCAAGTAATTTTATTAACTCGTGATAACTTAGATGATATATTTACTTCTGCAAAAAATATTGGTAGGCAAGACTGGAGTAATCACACCCCTACTTCTCTTTCATTACAATGGAATTTAAATGTGCAGACTTTAGAAAATAATAATATCCCCTTTATAACAATGGAATATCCCCAATTTTCTAAAGATCCAAATTATTTATTTAATAATTTAAAAAAACTAGAATTAGGTAATTGGAGTCCTACTTTAGAAGAAATTACTACTTTAAGTAAAAAGACCTTTACAACTTAACCATGAAAATAACCTTAGAAAAATTTATATCACAAGTTAAACCTCACGGAATCCATAATTCGGCACCCCCAAAATCACCTTTATTAAGACACGAATGGGAGTCTAAATTATTATATTCAGTCTATGATAGTTTAAGTGATAGTTGTTGTGTATTAGATTATGGGTGCGGGAGTAATGGTACATTACAACACACGTTATTAAATCATTTCCCAAATTCTACTTATTATGGGTTTGATATAATAGAAGACCATTTTTCAGATAGTAGGGGTTTTGATGAAAAGGAAGAGGGTAATGTTCATCTTTTAGATATTAAAAAATTAGATGACATGCTTCCAATAGCAGATTGTATGATATTAGGTTCTGTGTTTACACATTTGGGTCTAAATTCAATTACTGATGTTTTAGATAAAACACTTCCATACTATGATAATGGTTTTCAACTATGTTTTACTGCTTTTTTAGGTGAGTCAATTACTCAATACCATAGGGACATAGGTGATTATTGGTGGATTGTTACCCTAACCACCGAGTGGATCTCAGAATATTGTAAAAAACACAACTTAAATTTTGAAGTCCATCCTTACGTATTTAACCTAGATCATACTATTCCTTTGGGGTTAACCCATCAAAGTTTTATTACAATTAAAAAATAAAATTGTTGACATGAAAAAATTTGATTATATAGTAGCGTTTTATCTAGGCCATAGACGATCTACATTTTATAATATTTTAGGTAAGGAAAATAAACTTTTTTTAGTTAACCAACATATAAAATTTCTCCAAACTAAACCAGAGGGGTTAAATAATATTTATTTTGTATTTAATACAGATGGTTCAACTTCCCATCTATCTGAAGAGGTAGAAACTTATATTAAAACTTTCCCCTTAAATATTAATGTTATATTTAGAGATAATATTAATTTTTCTTATGGGGCTTGGGAAGAAGCCATTATAGAAAATATCAATAACTCTACCACTTCAGATTATGCTTTTTTAATAGAAGACGATTACATCCCTGCATCACCTGATTCAATTCAACCTTTTATAGAAAGGATCCAAGAAGAAGAAAATGTAGGATATGTTGCACAATTAGTAAGTTCTAATGAATCAGCAAATGCTGCCGATCATGGAGTTATTAAACACCATGCTTCTATAAGTAATGGGTTACTTAATTATTCAGCAGTAAAAGATGTATTAGAAAAACACCCATCAGTTTTTTTATTGAACCCTTCAAAAAGAGACTACCAAGGGGGAGTATGGAACCAAGTACACTTTTTAAATTACATTATCTCCTCAGATTACCTTCTATCAAGTATGGATGGGGAATACCTCCAACCATTTTATGAATTAAGGATAGAAGATATAATATTCTATGGAAATAAAAAAGGAAAAATTTTAATTACTCCTATATTAAGTGATATAACTATAACTCCTTTAATTGAAGAAGATTTACCTTTTTTATTAGAAATAAGAAATGATGAAAGTACTAGAAAGTTTTTAGAAAATGATTCTATTTTTACTTTAAAAGAATGCCAAGAATGGTTTTCTACCTCAAACCCAGAATGGTATATTATTTCACACTATAATACTAAAGTAGGTTATATAAGGTCAACTCCAAATGGTGAGGTAGGAGTAGATATCCACCCCAATTATAGAAGAAAAGGATATGCTAGAAGAGCTTATAAAGAGTATCTAAGATATAGGAAATTTGCCACATTATGGGTTTTTGAAGATAATTTTGCAAAAAATCTATACCAAGATTTGGGTTTCATCCCCACAGGAAATAGTAAAAAAGTTAGAGATAGATATTATACCCAAATGTTTTATTATAATGGACTCAAATAAAATTTTAATTCTTTTATTTTACTATAATCGCCCTAAAATGGTGGTTAATGCTCTAAAGAGTTTAAATAAAAGTACGTATGATAATATTGAAATAGCTTTTATCGATGATGGTAGTTCTAATCCTGGTAGACCCATAGCTGAATCTATATTAGATAGAGATTTACTTCAAAAAACAACATTTTTTAATACAAATCAAAATGTTGAACAAAAAATTAAACAAGGGGGAAGCATTTTTGGTAAATATGCTAACCAAGCTATAAAAGACTCATCAAGTAACATAGTTATCATGCTATGCGATGATGATGCACTTACCCCAGGTTACTTGGAATATCTTGATGCCTATTTTAACTTAAACCCAAAGGTAAATCATTGTTATAGCAAAGTTTTATTTTACGACCCTTCTAAAGAAGATTATACACAAAGTAAAGAATCTACCACATATAAACATTCCGGGACTACTTATAATTTAAATCATTATACGACCCCTATTAACCCATATTGTAAAGTAGATTCATCTCAAGTAGCGTGGAGAATTAAATGTAATTTAAAAGGTGATATTTGGTTTCCATTTCCTCAAACTAGAAACCTAGATGCCTCACTTTATTCTCAATTGTATTCTAAATTTGGTTCATGTTACCCTACTCATTATATTGGTCAATGTAAAGGGGCATTTAAAGATCAATTAGGAAACCGCTTTACAGAAAACCAAAATGAATTTGAAATAAGTAATTTATAATATATGAAAGACCTATTTTTGATTACTACATATGCCCCTGATAATCTTAGGAAAGATATGTTACGTAATTTTGTAAATTCTATAAATAAAGACTTGTTTGATATTATGGTAGTTAGCCATAGTAGCATACCAGAAGATATTGTAGATAATATTAATTATTTTATTTATGATGCTGATAATTCTTTATTAACAGATGTTGAATACAAGTATCAAATGTACTATAATGCTAAACATTTTAAAATATTATCAACAGAAAATCGCCCTTTTAATCATACTTTAGCAGCATTAAAATTAGTAACTTTAGGTCTATCAACAGCACGAAATGAAGGATATAAAAAAGTACATTGTATAGAATATGATACTAATTTAAAATCTGATGAAGAATTTATAGAAAACTCTAAATTACTAGATAAATATAGTTTAGTATTCTATAAAACAGACTACCCCCCAGATCTTATAAGTTTTCCTGTTTCATTTAATTTAAATAAAATTGCTAATCAATGGTTTGAATTTGATAAAGACTATTTAAAAGAATGGGTAAAAAATGACTCTTATAAGACTATAGAAAATTATGAACGTTTACTTATAGGTAATGAAAATTACTATGATAAATTTTACACTAAACTCAAAGAAAATGGTGTTTTTATTAATCTCTATTTTTCAGGAGGTGAAGATGTTTGGGTAACTCCTATAGTAAATAACGATAATAGGTTATTTTTATTTGCTTGGAATAAAGCAAATACGTTAGAGATAGAAGACGTAGAGTTATATAATATAAAAGTTATTGTTAATAATAAATCTTATTATAATTTAGATTTACATTTAAACGCATGGAATTTAAATGATTTAGGAGAATTTAATAAAATTGATACTTTAACTATTATTAGGAATGGCCTTAGAATTGTTAATTATGATTTTAATCAAATTGATAGAGATAAATACAAATCTCTAAATGTTATAGAGTACTTTTAAAAAAAATATTTTAATGAATAATAAAACTTGTTATATAATTAATTTTTATTTAGGAGAAAGGCGAAAAGTCCCTAATTCCTTTAGGGAAGATCCTTTAAAATTTTTAAAAACTCAAATTTTCTATTTAGAAAAGTATTCTCATTCTTTAGATAAAATAATTTTTAATTTTAATATGAGGGAACAAGATTATCCATTTGTTCCTCAAATTTTTAACCTTACCCCTAAATATATTCAAGGTGCTGAAGTTGAAATAAATTTTAGAAAAAATCAAGGAATTAGTTATGGGGCTTGGTCTGATCTGTATGGAAAGTATCAAGATTTCTATGATTATTTTATTTTTAACGAAGATGATTATTTCTTCACCCAGAATAACTGGGATAAGTATTTAGTAGAAAAGTATAATTCCTATCCGGATTGTGGTTATTTATGTCCTTTTACAAGAGAGCCCCATGTATGGAATTCTTTTAAAAAGCATGCAGGACATTCAACTGGCATTGCTTCCCAGAAAAATTTAAAAAAAATATGGGATAAATATGGTCAACTTCCCCACAACCTAAAAACAGATTATACATCAGGACAATTCACCCAGGTAGATTTTGGTTTTGCTTTTATAGAAGTGGGTTTAAATATTTACGATATTAGAGATGATTATGCTGTTCCTTTTGGTTGGACTGAGGATGATGGAAGGGATATTTGGAGATTTTGGGATTGGAATTCTACTAACCTAATAATCCCAGCTTTACTAACAGATAGTTCACCATACGTTTGGTTTAGTTCTTGGGATGGGGAATTCTTACAAGAATACAACCCAACAACCCTTAATGAAGCTATTAAATGCTATGATAATAAAACAATATATTTTGAGTTAGATACTTACATCCAAGGACCAGCACCAGAATAAATACCTAAATTTATGGCTAAGAAAAAACCACCAGTAATAGTTAGAGAGATCCAAAAAAATCCACCCGAACCGGTGAATTTTGCATTTGAAAAGAATATTTCATACTCTCAGCTATCTATGTATACACAATGTCCTAAAAAATGGGCTTTACAATATAGAGATGGACATAAAATAAGAGAACAAAGTATTCACATGACTTTTGGAACTGCGTTACATGAGACATTACAAATGTATCTTGACGTTATGTATAACCAGAGTGCAGTGAAAGCTGACGAGTTAGATTTAGAAACAGATTTTGAAACCAGATTAAGAGATTGTTATGCAGACGCTTATAAACAAAATAAAGGAGAGCATTTTACTGACGCCACAACACTTCGAGAATTCTATTCCGACGGTGTTGAAATTATAAATTACCTTAGAAAAAATAGACGTAAGTATTTTTCTAAACGTGGTTGGTGGTTAGTAGGTTGTGAGGTACCAATTGTATTGGCGCCTAATCCGCATTTACCACGCGTTAAATACATGGGCTTCCTTGATGTCGTGATGTATAATGAAACCACAAACAAATTCATTATAATCGACATAAAAACATCAACACGCGGTTGGAACGATAAAGCAAAGAAAGACAAATCAAAGCAACATCAATTAGTGTTGTATAAAAAATTCTTTGCCCAACAGTACAATGTCCCAATAGATGATATTGATATTGAATTCTTTATTGTAAAGCGTAAATTATACGAATCACAAGATTTTGTAATTAAACGTATCCAACAATTTAGACCACCTTCAGGTAAAACCTCAGTTAACCAAGCAACAAAATCACTAAATGAATTTTTAGATAATTGTTTTACATCTGAGGGGTATAATGAAAAAAATATGCCTGCTCTAACTAATAATAATTGTAAATGGTGTCCATACTTCAAGACCCATTTATGTTCCGCGACTTTTGAAGGATAATAATATACGTATATAAAAATATAAATTAAAACAACGTTATGGCTAATACAGATAAAACACTAACTAGTGTTAAAATCAAAAGCGATTTATTTAATGAATTTAAAATTGAGTGTGTAAAACGTAAGTTCTCATTCCAGAAACTTGCCGATCGCGCCATTCATTTGTATCTTACAGATGAAGATTTTAGAAAAACAATTAATAATCACAACAATTTAGATCTCTAAATAAATGAAAGAAGGTTATATTCCAAAGGAGCAACGAAAAAATATTTTGTTGCTTACTGATGATATCCGTTTTACATCAGGTGTAGGTAATGTAGGAAAAGAAATAGTTCTACATACGGCCCATCGTTATAATTGGTATAATGTAGGGGCAGCTATGAAACACCCAGATCAAGGTAAAATATTTGACCTATCAGAAGAAATTAATAAACACGCTGGTATAGATGATGCTGAGGTGTTAATCCAACCTAATAATGGTTATGGTGACCCTAGATTACTACGTCAATTGATGGAGCAACGCCAAATTGATGCTATATTTTTAATTACAGATCCTCGTTATTTTGAGTGGTTATTCCAAATTGAAAATGAAGTAAGACAAAAAGTCCCAATTATCTACTTAAATATTTGGGATGATCTACCAGCACCAATGTATAACAAAACATTCTATGAATCTGTTGATACATTGTTAGGTATATCAAAACAAACAGTTAATATCAATAAAATGGTTTTAGGTAATAAAGCTAAAACTAAGACTATTGATTATGTACCTCATGGTATGAATATTAGTAATTTCCACCCTATTACAGTTGAAGATTTAGAATTTAATACGTTTAAAAAACAAGCTGGGGTGGAAGATAAAGATTTTATTTTATTCTTTAACTCACGAAATATTAGACGTAAACAAATACCGGATACAATGTTGGCCTGGAAATATTTCCTAGATCAATTACCTAAAGAAAAGGCAGATAAATGTGCTTTTATATTACATACTGAATTAGTAAGTGATCATGGTACCGATTTAAAAGCAGTAGCTGATTATATTTTTGGTGAAAACTCAGATAAAATTAAGTTTTCTACCCAAAAGTTATCTACTCAACATTTAAATTACTTATATAACTTAGCTGATGCTCAAATATTATTGACATCGAATGAAGGTTGGGGTTTATCACTAACTGAGGCATTATTAACAGGTACTCCTATTATCGCTAATGTAACAGGTGGAATGCAGGACCAAATGCGTTTTGAGGATGAAAAGGGTAATTGGATTGATTTCGATGCAGATTTTCCATCTAATCATACAGGCAAATATAAAAAGCATGGTAAATGGGCGTTCCCAGTCTATCCATCAGCTCGTACATTGAAAGGTTCACCTAAAACACCATATATTTGGGATGATGTATGTAAATCTGAAGATGCTGCTGAACGTATTATGGAACTGTATAAAATGGGAGATAAAAAACGTAAAAAAGCAGGAATGGAAGGTTACAAATGGGCAATAGGTGATGAAGCTGGATTCACAGCTCAACATCAAGCACAACGTGTAATTGACAACATAGATAAAACACTTGAAGTCTTTACCCCAAGAGAAAAATTTGAATTTATTAACACTAATGAATATCAATCTGATATTTTACCACATAAACTAATATATTAATGAAACCCTTATTTTTAATTAGCTGCCCTTTTGATACTTATTCTGGTTATGGGGCTCGTAGTAGAGATGTAGTTAAATCCATTATAGAAACAGATAAATATAGAGTTAAACTAATATCTCAACCTTGGGGAAATACAAGATTTAACTTTTGTAAGGATAACCCCGAATGGGAATTTTTAAATAATCATATTTTAAGTGAAAATTTAACAGACAAACCTGAAATTTGGGCTCAAATAACTGTACCTAATGAATTCAAACCCATGGGTAAGTTTAATATTGGGTTTACTGCTGGTATTGAATCTACACTAGTAAATGGTGATTGGGTTGAAGGTATGAATAGAATGGACTTAAATATAGTATCATCTGAACATTCTAAAAATGCGTTTTTAAATTCTAAATTTGAAAAGAAAAACCAACAAGGTCAAGTTTTAGGTAATATTGAAGTAAATAAACCAATTGAAGTATTATTTGAAGGAGCAAACCTAGAAACATACTTCCCCGATAATAAACCTAGCTTAATTGATTTTGATGTTAAAGAATCATTTGCCTTTTTATTTGTAGGGCATTGGCTACAGGGTGAGTTAGGACATGATAGAAAAAACGTTGGTTTACTAGTTAAAGCGTTCTTTGAAACGTTTAAAAATAAATCAAAACAACCAGCATTAATCTTAAAAACATCAGGCGCTAATAGTTCTTATATGGATAGAGATGATATTCTAAGAAAAATTAACTCCATTAAAAACACTTGTAGCGGTAAACTCCCTAACGTATATTTGCTCCATGGTGATTTTACAGATAAAGAAATGAATTCATTATATAACCATAAAAAGGTTAAAGCTATGGTTAGTTTAACTAAGGGTGAAGGTTTTGGTAGACCATTATTAGAATTTACATTAACAAAGAAACCTTTAATTACAACTGCTTGGAGTGGTCATGCTGATTTTTTAAATCCGGAATTTACAACATTAATTGGAGGTCAACTAGAAAATGTTCACCCTAGTGCTGCTAATCATATGTTATTAAAAGAAAGTCAATGGTTCTCACCCAATCACCAAGATATATCAAAATCACTAAAATCGGTATTCGAAAACTATAAAAAACACCAAGAATTAGGAAAACGTCAGGGACACCATAGTAAAACAAATTTTAGTTGGAATGCTATGAATATTAAATTAGATATGTTATTATCAAGTAATATCCCAGAATTCCCAACACAAATAGAACTAAAACTCCCAGAACTAAACTTACCAACATTATAATGGATAATTTAACAATATGTGATAGATGTGGAAGCGATGCTTGCTACATACAAGAAGTAAATAATGAAATTAAAAACCATATGTGTTATGGTTGTGGTTTTATTACTAATTCCCTAATGAAAGACGGAGAACAATTTTGGGAAGAGCAATTTGCTTTACTACCTAACCTATATAAAGAATTATGTGGTGAAGATGAAAAAACAGGTTTAATTTGGATGCCCAATACAGTGAATATACCAAATAAAGGTATGGTATTTGCTGAAGGTCAAAGTGCTGAAAAGTGGAATTGGGCAGCTGTACAAGCCGTTCCTATGCCCAAAGAAGAAAAAGAATCATTTAAGGCTAAGGGTAAGGATTATGAATTTAAAATGGATATGACTACTATAAAACACTTTGAAGAAAGCGATTTTATGGAAGCTTTAGATTATATAGGGGTATTTGAAAATGAAGATTAGTTACGCAATATTAACTCACAATGAAGGTGAGTATGTAGGTAAAATTTTAAACTTTTTAGTTAATTTTAAACGACCTCAGGACGAAGTAGTAGTTTTAGATGACCATTCAACAGATAGAGTTACCTTAGATTATATTAATGATTATAAACCCTCAATAAACCTCTTTCATAGGGAATTTGATGGTGATGCCAGTCAAAAAAATTATCTAAATAGCCTATGTAAGGGTGACTACATCCTTCAATTGGATGCTGATGAACTTATCACTCCAGAATTCATTAAATCTTTACCTGAATTTCTAGAACAAAATTCTCAGGTTGATTTATTTATATTACCACGAATTAATACTGTAGAGGGTTTAACTCAAGAATGGATTAATAAATGGGGCTGGAATGTAAATGAAAAAGGATGGGTTAATTTTCCTGATTATCAAATGAGACTTTATAGAAATTGCGATTGGGTTAAATGGGAAGGTCTATTACATTCACAAATAACAGGACATAAAACACAAGCAATTCTCCCATCAGAAGAGGTATTTTCTATATTACACCCAAAACAATTAGACAGGCAAATTGAACAAAATACCTTATATGATAAGATAGAAGCTAATGGAAGGCAACAATATAAAGTATGATTTCAGTAATAATCCCAACATATAAAGAACCCGAATACTTAGATTTATGCCTTAAATCAGCATTTGAAGGGCAAGTCAACAACAATGAAATTATAGTTGTTGTAGATGGTTTTTATGAGCTAAACAAACCAATATTAGATAAATACCCCAGAGTAAATGTTTTGGATTTAGGTTCTAATAAAGGATTATCAGTAGCAACAAATTGGGGTGTTTATAACGCCACTAACGATTATATTTTAGTAGTTAATGATGATAATGTATTCCCCCTTAATTGGGATGTTGAATTAGAACCCCATTTATCTAAAGGTAAAGTAATTACCCCTAATGAAATGGAACCCAAACCCTCTATGTTTACTCAAAAACATATTAAGGATTTAGGCACATCACCATCTGAATTTAATTTAGAAGAATTTTGGGAATATGAGTTAACTTTAAATTCACCTCCTGACGATGCGGGTTCTACTTTACCATTCGCAATGTACAAATATGATTATTTAGCTGTTGGCGGTTGGGATATTATGTACCCCTCCCCACACGTTGTTGATTGGGATTTTTTCTTAAAATGTGAATATTTTGGGATGGAAATGGTAAGGGTATACAAACATTTTTACCATTTTTGCGGGGCAGCAACACGACCCACCCCAGAACAAAGTGCTAAATCTACCCAAAAAGAGCAATTAGCCCACAAGTTTTTTACTAGTAAATGGGATGGTAGAGCAGAACATAACCCTAACAATAATTCTAAGTTATTATCTAAATTTAAATGAAAGAACTTCTACAAGATAAATACGGAGAGGGTTTAGATATAAAAGAATCACCCAAAACAGAGGCTGAACGTGAATTAGCATTATTTGTTGATACTATAGAGACTCTAGAACATATTTGGCATGCCGAACATGAATTATATGAAGACTATGGGGTAGATTTACTAGGCTTCAGTAAATATTACTATCATACAATAGAAAACCTAATTATAGCCAAGTACGGGTATGATACAGCTGATGTAATTTGGTGGTGGGTTTTAGATAGATTTGATGCTAATGGTGAATTATTAGGGGTTGAAATGGAGGATGGAAAAGTACATATGTTAGAAACTCCTACAGATTTGTGGAAATTTTTACAAAGCTTATGATATGTATAGGGAAACTTAAACATATTAACACATGAACAATATAACTTACATAGATTGTATAGTATGTAACCAACCAATGCCCGAATTAAGATTAACTAAATTTGGTTATAAAAGTTGTGTAAACTGCTCAACAACAAAACCTAAACAAGCAGTAAACGCCCAATTTGGAGAAGGTGATCATACATTTAACGAAATAGTTTTTATAGAAGATTAATGCCAAGCGCTAAACCACTTGCTAAAGAACGAATATTAGCAGCTATGTCTCAAACATTGAGTAATAAAGCTGCTGCTCGCTATTTGCATGTATCGTATACACATTACAAAAAGTGGGCTAAAACTTATGATGCGACTGAAGATGGCTACGATAATTTATTTGACCAACATTTAAATCAGGCTGGTAAAGGTATACCTAAATTTCTAAGAGCAGATGGACCCGAACCAGCATTATTAGATATAATTGAGGGAAGAATAGATGCTTCATCATTCAGCCCAGATAAATTAAAATACAGATTAATAACTGAAGGTTATTTGAAAGAAGAATGCTCTGTGTGTGGTTTCCATGAGCGTAGAGTAAACGATTACAAAATGCCGTTGTTACTTAATTTTAAAGATAATAATAAAAATAATTATCGAAAAGAAAATACAGAATTACTCTGTTATAATCATTATTTCCTACAAGTAGGAGACATATTTAGCGACAAACAGATTAAGGGTATAGAAGACCATGTCCCAACATACCAAAGTGAGGTAGAATGGGAACTCGACGATTACCAGAAACAACAATTAGAAAAATTAGGGTTAGGTTATCCCGTAGATGATAGTGATGACCCTTATTCATTAGTATCTAGACGATGAAAAAACGCAAAAGTAAATTAGCACGTAAAAAACGTAAACACGATAAGTTAGTTAACGATTATGATAACCAAAA